GTGTAAATGCTTTCACTGCTGATATTCTAGGAGCGCTAGAGCCTGAACAACTTGGTATGCTTCAAGAGTATAGTACTTTCACGGCCATTAATGGTGCACCTGGTGTATCATATGTTGATTGTATTAATCGGAGTACCAGTGCCGGCTTTCCCTGGGGGTCCTCCAAGAATAATATAATCAGGCATCTTGGTAAGATCGATGATGTAGACGATGCCATTGATCTGGGAGAGGTGTGCCATGAGCGTATCGAAGCTATTATAGAAGAATATAAGCAGGGCAGAGTAGCGCACCCTGTGTTTACGGCTCATCTCAAGGATGAAGCTGTAAGTCTGGAAAAAGCTAGAATTGGTAAGACTCGGGTATTTTATGGAGCTCCCATTGATGCTTCCATTGTTATCCGTAAGTACTTCCTTAGTTTTGTACGACTACAGCAGAACAACACCATCATTTTTGAAGCTGGATCTGGTACTGTAGCCCAATCTAGTGAGTGGGGAGATATCTACCGACATATCACCAAGTTTGGTACCACTCGTATGATTGCTGGTGACTACAAAGCATATGATAAGAGAATGCCTGCCATTATAATTATTGCCGCTTTTGAAGTCATTATTAATTTGTATAAGGCTGCGGGTGCGTCAGATGAGACCCTGTTAGTTATGTGGTGTATAGCATTTGATGTTGCTTTTCCAACTGTGAATCTCAATGGTGATTTGGTGGGGTTCTTAGGGGGGAATCCGTCAGGCCATCCGTTGACTGTGCAAATCAACTCCATCGTCAATAGCCTGTACATGAGGTACTGTTTCCATGAGTTAGGTGGCAACGTGGAGCACTTCACCTCAAATGTGGCACTTATGACATATGGAGATGACAACTCAATGGGAGTGCATGAGCGAGCTGCCTTTTTCACACATACTACTGTCCAGAAGTTGCTGGCTAGTCTGGATATCACTTACACTATGGCAGATAAAACTGCTGCGAGCATTCCATATATTGACATTAATGATGTTAGTTTCCTCAAGAGAACTTGGGTTTACCGTGAGGAGTTAGGTGATTTTGGTTGTCCTTTGGAGGAGGAATCAATACACAAAATGTTGATGTATAAAGTAGCTAGCAAGCAGATAACGGAGGATGAGCAACTTGCGGGTCAGATTCGCTCTGCCCACAATGAATTTTTCTTCCACGATAGGTCTACATTCGACGATTGGGATTGGAGACTTAGACAATTAATCGCTCAGTTTGATCTGAGTGTATGGTTTACCGATATTCCACTGCCT